TTTCTGAATTCCTTATAATCTAGGACTAATTCGCAAAGGAAGAGTGGCAGAGCGGTTGAATGCACCAGTCTTGAAAACTGGCGAGGATGAAAGTCCTCCGTGAGTTCGAATCTCACCTCTTCCGCCATATACAACAGCAGAGCCCCTAAATACGGGGCTCTTTGTTTTTGGGGCTCTTCTACCCACCATTCTACCCACCACCAAAACATTCCGTAAAAACTTTATGTTCAGGTGGTGAGCATTTACGGCTATTTAAAATTTATAGCCAACACCAACCAAGAAATTATATGCATTGGCGCTGGTGGTCATAGTCTCGGTATAAGCCGCCCCTAAGATGGTCCCGTTATATGTGTTAGTTTTATTTCCATAGTTAAAGTAATTGCCTTCAGCAAAGCCGTATAAGCCACCCGTAATAAATTGCTTATAGCCTAGGCCAAGCGAATAACCGGAATAACTTTGGCTGCCTGAGCTAGATCCTAGGGAGGATTTAATAGATGCCCCTGTATAGCCAACCTTACCGTAGAGCAGACCATCTTTACCAATTGGAGTTGCTGGGGATACAAAGAAATTGTATGAATTCTCTTTCTTATAGCTTCCTTGTGCAGTACCAAGCCCGGTGATGCCAACGGTGTAATTGGAAGACTGGCTCTCTAGTGGAGAGTATTCAGCTCCAATACCAAACAAGAAGTCCTTTGTTACGGGAATCATGTAGCCAGCCGTAACAGTACCGGTAAAGCCATTGCTGCTATCTATTGAGGTGTTGTAAGGGAAGTACCCATAGCCAGTGACATTAACCCCTGAATTAGAAAAGCTAGGACTAATACTTTCAAATCCAATGCCAACTTGACCAAAGAATCCATCAAACGTGCTTGTTTGTGCTTGAGTGCTACCAATTGATGCAGCAGCAAAGCTGGTAGCTAGTACTGTATATAAACTCAGTTTTTTCATAAAAAATCCTCTTGTAGTTGATCGAGATTTCATTGTTGATCTGAGCCAGAGTCACCCCATGAGACTATGCTTATAGAAAATAATATTATTTACAAATGTTGCATTAATGGGAATGGCCATGGATAGAACCGAGCGCTTTTATAAGATACAAAAAATGCTTAGTGATCGAAAATTGGTGACTACTGAGCAGTTTCTTAAAGAGCTTGAGATCTCAAGAGCAACCTTTAGACGAGACTTGGAATATCTACGGGATCGTTTGGGCGCTCCCATTACCTGGGATTCAGAATTAGGTGGCTATGCTCTACAAAATATACCTGGAGAAAATTTAAGTGCTTTACCAGGTCTATGGCTCAATGAATTTGAAATTCACTCATTACTTTCCGTAATCGAGCTGCTGAGAAGCATTGATCCAGAGGGTTTGATTGGGTCTCAAGTTAACCCTATTCGTGAGCGATTAGAAAAGCTGCTGGAGAAGGGCGACTACTCGGCTAGGGAGGTATCTAGAAGAATAAGAGTAACGACCCTTGCGAGGCGAAATACACCCACTAAATTCTTTGAGATAGTTGCTCATGGATTGTTAGCTAGGAAGAGGCTGCAGATCACCCATTTGGGTAGGCAGGACAACAAGCTTACTGAGCGCGAGATCTCGCCACAGAGGTTAGTTTATTACCGAGACAACTGGTATCTAGATGCCTTTTGCCACAATAAGGATGATTTAAGAACCTTTGGCATGGATTCCTTGGAGGCTGTAACTTTATTGGATAAGCCAGCTGTATCGATAGAAGAAGCTGACTTGAAAGCCGAGCTTGAATCTGGTTATGGAATTTTTGCAGGCACCAAGCACCAGATTGCCAAACTTAAATTTAGCCCCTTTAGGGCGAGGTGGGTAGCTAAGGAAGTATGGCACCCAGACCAAAAGGGGGAAATACAAGATGATGAGTCATTTATCTTAAGCATCCCTTATAGCGACGAACGTGAATTGCTATTAGATATCTTGAGGCAGGGCGCGGATGTTGAGGTATTAGAGCCTAAAGAATTGCGAGAAAGTGTGAAAAGTTCATTAGAAAAAATGAACTCCATATATAAGTAGTTAATTCAATATTTGATTAAGACTGGCGTCGCCACTTTCTATATACAGCTGGGATTTCAAGATCACTATAGTCTTTGTACCAGTTGACGAAAAGATGATTGATATTTTTCTTTTTCAAAGTATTTCTATTGCTTGCGCTAATTAAAACTCTGTAAATATTGCCAAAGTAATTGCCAAATCTATACCAAAACCCTGATGTAGCCTCTTCTTGGTGGATGATCATATAGAGGTCACCAATCTTGATAGCAGTTTTCATAGTTTCACTTTCTGGTGGATCAATTCGTTAAGGCGTCTATCTTTTGGATGGGGTATAGCCAATTCGATTTCCTGCATTATCAAAATAATTAGTAACACCAGAGGGTGCTTGCACCTCATAAGCGAGTCGATTCCCTTTGTTGTCGTAAACGCCATTTGTTGCATTGAAGTTATTTGGACTATTGTTGAAGTTATAAGGACTGTTTTGCCAGTTATAGGGGCTGTTATCAAAGTTATTGGAATTATTTTCCCAGTTATATGCGGAAGCACTAAATGGCACTGTTTGGGCAAAGCTAGTGCTCGCAAATATGGCTAAACAAGTAATTATGGGTAGTCTTAAGATGGTTTTCATGGTTACCTCAGTATTTGACATGTAATTAGTCTAGGAGGGTAGAGGCTCATGGGGTGAGCCTAGTAAGATTCTTGGAAACGCCTCGGTCATTACAAATTAAGGTTATAACTTTTAATGCCTTAATATGCTAACAAGATCAATACATTAGTTAGTTTTGAGCCTAAATAGCGGGCCAACAATATGGATACACAAGTTAGAACACCCCAACAAATCTTCATGCAACCGCAGAGGTTGTTAGTTCCTTTATTTCAGCGTCCATATGTCTGGAATCAAGAGAATCAATGGATGCCTTTATGGCAGGATTTAGAAAGAGTCGCCAATAGACTATTGACTAACCCAGAACAGCAGCAACCACACTTTTTGGGTGCTGTAGTGTTTCAACAAATTCAAAACCCAACGGGCAACCTCCAGCAAAGAACAGTCATTGATGGTCAACAACGATTGACCACTTTGCAAATCTTGCTTGATGCATTGCATGCTGAGATCAATTCAGTCGGGGAGTCTGATGCATCAAAGCGATTAGAGCTTCTTATAAAAAACCCTAAAGAATATTGTGATCACAATGAGGATCAATTTAAAGTATGGCCAACTAATAAAGATCGCCAAGCATTTAACGAAGTAATGGCAATGGATTCCCCGGCCGCTCACCATAGTCTCAAAAATAAAGAATCAAAGTTGGTCTTAGCCCATCAGTTCTTTTCTGAGCAATTTAGACAATGGCTTAATGAGGGTGGAGTTGAGGGGGTTCCAGCTCGTGTTAAGGCAATGGAGCGCACAACCAGAGAGCTGCTTCAAATTGTGGTGATTGATTTAACGGCTAGCGAAAATGCCCAAGAGATCTTTGAAACGCTCAATGCGAGGGGATCGCAATTAACTGCTGCAGATCTTATTAAGAACTTTGTGTTCCAAAGATTGTTAGAGCAGGGCGCCGATATAGAAAGCTCTTACTCCAACCACTGGAAGCAGTTTGAAACAGGATTTTGGGAGCAAGAAGTTAGTGTTGGTCGCATTAAGGCGCCAAGATCATCCATATTTTTAAATCATTGGCTGATTTGTCAAACCACAGAGGAAATTGTATCTAGAGAGGTATTTTCAAGGTTTAAGTCATTTGCTGATTACGACGTGAAGCCCATGACAATGCCTGCGTTATTAGAAAGAATTCATGCGGCATCTATCAAGTACAAAGACTTCATTGATAAAGGTGATGTGCTTGAGGGTGCTATAGATCGTATTGGCTTATTTCTATATCGCACCAAAGCTATGGAGATGGAGGTTGTAAAGCCTGTGCTTCTTGCATTATTTGATAGAGACCAGGATCAGATAGATCTCAACGACATCAATGCTTCCTTAGAGATCATTGAGTCTTGGCTTATTAGGAGGATGTTGGTTAGGGCGACCACTAAGGCCTATAACAAAATCATGACCGAGATGATTAAGATCGTTCAGAAAACTCCAAAAGGGCAGTTGAGTGCCGCATTAAGAACATTCCTCTCAAATCAAACTAGTGATAGCTCATATTGGCCAGATGATCAGGAAGTTAGGGGAGAGCTTTCCAGTTTAATGGTTTATAAAAAGATCGGGCGGGGTAGATTAAGAATGGTTCTAGAGGCAATCGAGGATTACCGTCGAGGTTGGATTGGGGATCAAGTATCTATGTCAGGCGTTCGAGTGCGTCGCGGCACATATGCGATTGAACATCTCATGCCGCAAAGCTGGGATAGGCATTGGCCATTAACCAATGGCTATACCGAGCAAAACCGTAACGACCGCATACATAAACTTGGTAACTTAACATTGCTCAGTAGCAAGTTGAATAGCTCTGTGTCAAATGGCCCCTGGGATAGCGAAGAGGGTAAGAGGGCTGGCCTGCTCCAGCGTGATGTTTTATTTTTAAATAGATCTGTTACCGATGAGGCTGGTTTGGTTTGGGATGAGCAAAAGATAGATGCCCGAACAGAAGACTTGATTGATGACATCCTGGCTGTATGGCCAGTGCCACCAGGTCACCAATCAAGCGTTAGAACAAAAAAAGAAACTAGCAAAATTAAGATAACGGTTCAAGACCTCATGGGCGCAGGTTTATTACAGCCAGGACAGGTTTTGTATTCAAGTCATTCAAAATTCCCTGATGTAACAGCTGTGATATTAGAAGATGGGGGTATTGGGGTCGGTGATGAAATATTTAAAACACCATCCGGAGCAGGTGACTTCATTCGTAACAAATCAACAAACGGTTGGAGTTTTTGGCTTCTCAACCCTGAGACTAAAAAATCTCTAAGGGATGTACGCACTCAGTATTTAGACCAGTTGGTTGCCGAGGGGGCTGATATTGAGGCTGATGATGAGGATTTAGAAATAGTTTAAATACTTATTGTTATTATGAGTATATAAATTATGTAATGGCATTTACTTTAATATTGATAATGTATTTTTCATGGCTTTAAATCAAAATCCAGAACAGATTGCACGGGATCAAATAGATACCTTATTAAGGCAGTCGGGCTGGGCCGTGCAAAATCTCAAAGATATCAATCTTAATGATGGTCTTGGTCAGGCAATAAGGGAATATCAAACTGATGTAGGTCCGGCAGATTATGTGCTTTTTGTTAATAAAAAAGCAGTGGGTGTAATTGAGGCAAAGCGTGAAGATGAAGGTCATCACCTAACAAAACATGAGTCGCAAACAGAGGGTTATGCTGGCGCTAAGTTGAAGTGGGTAAATAATAAAGATCCGCTACCCTTTTTGTATGAGAGTACTGGTGTTATTACTCGTTTTACAGATGCAAGAGATCCCAAACCCCGGTCTCATGAGGTGTTTAGTTTTCATCGTCCTGAAACTATTCAAGAATGGCTGGAGCAAGGCGTTAGTCTTAAGGGGCGTTTACAGACAATTCCGTCATTAAACCCAAATCATTTACCGGCAAGTGAATTGCATTTACGCGACTGTCAAGAAGTTGCTATTTCTAATCTTGAGACATCTTTTAAGTTGGGACATCCTCGAGCCCTTATTCAGATGGCTACTGGCGCTGGCAAGACATATACAGCAATCACGGCAATATATCGCTTACTTAAATACGGAAATGCAAAGCGCATTTTGTTTCTAGTTGACACTAAAAACCTTGGTGAGCAGGCTGAACAAGAAATGATGTCGTATGTGCCCATTGACGATAATAGAAAATTTACAGAGCTTTATAACGTACAGAGATTAAAATCCTCATTCATTGCTAAGGATAGTCAGGTTTATATTTGCACGATTCAACGTCTTTATTCAATCCTAAAGGATAGGGATTTAGATGAGGCGACTGAGGAGAATAACCCCGCTGAGTTTTTTCAAGCCAAAGCGCCTATACCAGTTGTTTATAGCGAAAAGATTCCGCCAGAATTCTTTGATTTTATTTTTATTGATGAGTGCCATCGATCTATTTATAACCTTTGGCAACAGGTTCTTGATTATTTTGATGCAAGCCTTATTGGCCTTACTGCAACGCCGGACAATCGTACCTATGGTTTCTTTAAAAAGAATGTAGTCAGTGACTATAGTCATGAGAAAGCGGTGGCTGACGGGGTTAATGTGGGAAATGAGGTATATGTTATTGATACCCAAGTAACTCAACAAGGTGCAACTATCCCAGCCAAATTATTGGTTGAGCGTCGAGAGAAGTTAACGCGTAAAAAACGGTGGGAACAACAAGACGAGGATGAGCAGTATTCTGCAACCCAGCTTGATCGTAATATCGTTAATCCAGATCAAATTAGGACAGTGATTCGCACTTTTCGGGATAAATTGCTGGAGATATTTCCGGGGCGTACTGAGGTTCCTAAAACGTTAATTTTTGCCAAAACCGATAGCCATGCTGACGATATCATTCAGACGGTAAGGGAAGAGTTTGGAGAGGGTAATGCATTCTGTAAGAAGATTACCTACAAGATCGATGAAGACCCTAAGTCGGTGTTGGCTCAATTTCGGAATGACTACTATCCACGAATAGCGGTAACGGTCGACATGATAGCGACGGGAACGGATGTTAGGCCCCTGGAGTGTCTTCTCTTCATGAGAGATGTGAAGAGTCGAAATTATTTTGAGCAGATGAAAGGGCGAGGAACTCGTACCCTAGATTTAGATGATCTAAGGAAGGTTACGCCTTCAGCAGTTAGTGCCAAAACACACTATGTCATTGTCGATGCTGTTGGTGTTACCAAATCTTTAAAAACTGCAAGTCAGCCACTAATTACAAAGCCCACGATTCCTTTAAAAGATCTGGCCATGAGCGTCATGATGGGAGCCACCGATGAAGATACAGTCAGTTCTTTGGCTGCTCGTTTGGCAAGACTAAATAAACAACTTGATCCTGACAATCAAAGGCAAATTCGTCTTGCAGCTGGAGGGTTAGAGTTAACCCAAATAGTGGGACAGCTTTTTAGCTCAATTGATGCGGACAATGTGGAGGCTAAAGCGTTGGATTTGGCGGGTCTTCCTGCAGGATCTGAATTAAGCGAAGAAAAGCTGCAGGCAGCACAAGCCCAATTGGTATCAACAGTTGCGCAAGTCTTCAATGGCCCATTAGTTGATCTAATTGATTCCATTAGGCGCGACAAAGAGCAGACAATTGATCGGGATAATCTAGACGTACTGATAAGGGCTGAGTGGGATAAAGATTCAGCCTCAAATGCACAAGCTATGGTTGATGAGTTTGCCGAGTATTTAAAGACCAATCAAGACAGCATCACAGCTTTAACAATATTCTTTAGTCAGCCTTATCGTAGACGTGAGCTAAGTTTTGATTTAATTCGGGAAGTGCTGGATAAGTTAAAGCTGGACAAGCCCAAGCTGGCACCCTTAAGGGTTTGGCATGCATATCGACAATTGGATGAGTACAAAGGTTCTCAACCTGCAAATGAGCTTACTGCTTTAGTGGCTTTAATTCGTAGGGTGTGTGAAATAGATGACAAGATCTCGCCATTTGATGAAACTGTACGACGTAACTTCCAAAACTGGGTAATGAAACACCATTCTGGTAGTGGTGACAAGTTCAACGAAGAGCAAATGCAGTGGTTACGAATGATTCGAGATCATGTGGCAAACTCTTTCCATATTGAGCGAAATGATTTAGAAATGTCACCCTTTGATGGGCAAGGCGGATTGGGAAAAATGTATCAACTGTTTGGTGAAAAAATGGATCCGCTGATTGATGAATTGAATGAAGTGTTGGTTGCTTAAGAATGTCTGGAATAAAGACTAAATTCCCATCTTCATGGGAGCTTGTAAAGCTTGGCGACTTTGTAGAGAGTCAAAAAGGGAAAAAGCCCAAAAATGAATCGAAGGCAAAATCTCCCTCGCATCCAATTCCATATGTAGATATTCAAGCTTTTGAAGAGAATATCGTCCGCACATGGACTGATGGTGTAGGTTGCCATCCATGTTACGAGTCTGATTTTTTAATGGTTTGGGACGGATCTCGTTCTGGTTTAGTTGGTAAGGGGGTAAATGGTGTCCTTGGAAGCACCTTAGTTCGAATTAATTTTCCAATTATGGTGAATGACTACGCATACTATTTTCTGAAATCAAAATATCAGCAAATAAATACTAGAGCAAAGGGAAGCGGGACGCCTCACGTAGATCCTGATTTGCTTTGGAATTATGACTTCCCAATTCCGCCACTTGCTGAGCAGCATCGCATCGTTGCAAAAATTGAAGAGTTATTTTCTGGGCTGGATAAAGGGGTTGAAAATCTTAGGCTTGCACAAGAGCAGCTCAATATTCTTCGACAGAGCATTTTAAAAAATGCTTTTGAAGGTAAATTAACAGAAAACTGGCGTCAAAGAAATCCAGGCAAAGTTAGGTTGCCAGAGCAATTGCAGATCGATATTAGATTGGCTCAAGAGACGTTATATGGCCAGCTTTTTGATAAATGGTCGAGGGGTAAGGTGGGGGCAGTCAAGCCTAAGCCACTAAAGCTGTTGCCACCTCTAAGTTCCGAGGAGCTGAGTTACTTGCCCAAATTAGCATACAGCTGGACCTGGGTAAGGCTGGGAAATTTTATTTCCTCTATAGAGGCTGGAAAAAGCTTTAGATGTGATGAGAGAGAGCCTAGCATGCATGAGATTGGCGTTGCTAAGGTTAGCGCTATTTCATGGGGTGAATATGATGAGTCAGAGAGTAAAACGTGTACTGACAAGAATAAAGTTAATGATGCTTATTTAATTAAAAAAGATGATTTTATTTTAAGTCGATCAAATACCGTTGAGCTTGTTGGGGCTTGCGTTATCGCCAAAAATGTTAGTAAAAAAATCATGCTAAGCGATAAGACATTACGCATTAACTTTATTGAGTTAAAGCCGGAGTATATTCTTGAATTTCTTCGCAGTCGTATTGGTAGAAAACAAATTATGGATCTATCTACCGGCAATCAGGATTCAATGAGAAACATTGGTCAAGAGAGAATTCGCTCAATAGCCATTCCAGTTTGTAGTAATGATGAGGCCATAGAAGTTATTCAATTATCAAAGGTATCCATTGATGAGATTGATCGCCTTGAAGCTGTTATTCAATCCTCATTGCGTCACGCGGAAGTTTTACGTCAGTCCATCTTGCAAAAAGCTTTCTCCGGTCAATTGGTTCCGCAAGATCCCAATGATGAGCCTGCAACAGAATTGCTTGTACGCATAAAGGCTGAAGTTACTAAATCAAAACCTACCAAGAAGAAAAAAGCCGCATGAACGCTACCGCATCAATTGTTACTAAGGTCTGGAGTTTCTGTACTGTTCTCAAAGATGATGGTGTTAGCTATGGCGACTATCTGGAGCAGCTCACATATTTAATTTTTCTGAAGATGGCCGATGAGTATAGTCAGCCACCCTATAGCCGTAAGGTTGGTATACCTAAGGCATATGATTGGAATAGCTTAAAGTCTAAGCGCGGTGCCGAGTTAGAAATTCATTATGTAACCCTATTGCGTGAACTTGCCAATAAGCCCGGAATGTTGGGTACTATATTTACTAAATCCCAAAATAAGATTCAGGATCCTGCCAAACTCTCTCGTCTTATTGAGTTGGTCAATGAAACCAAGTGGGTAACAATGGGTGCGGATGTAAAGGGCGATATCTATGAAGGTTTGCTTGAGCGCAATGCAGAAGATACAAAGTCAGGGGCAGGGCAATACTTTACCCCTCGGGCGCTTATTAAGGCCATGGTTGAATGTGTAAGACCAGAGCCTAGCAAGACCATTGCGGATCCAGCGGCTGGCACAGGGGGCTTTTTCTTGGCTGCCTATGATTTCCTCGTCAGCGCTCATCAAATGAATCAAGCGCAAAAGGTATTCCTTAAGCGTGAAACCTTTTTTGGAAATGAGATTGTTGCTGGAACACGCCGACTCGCATTAATGAATATGTTCCTGCATAACATTGGTGAAATTGATGGTGATAGCATGATTTCGCCTAATGATGCTTTGGTATCGGACAGTGGCAAGCGTTTTGATTACGTACTTGCAAATCCCCCATTTGGTAAAAAAAGCTCTATGAGCTTTACCAATGATGAGGGCGAACAAGAGAAGGATGAATTAACTTATAACCGCCAAGACTTTTGGGCCACAACGTCTAATAAACAGCTGAATTTTGTGCAACATATCCGCACTATGCTTAAAACTACTGGACGGGCTGCAGTAGTTGTTCCTGATAACGTTTTGTTTGAGGGTGGGGCAGGTGAGACGGTTCGTAAGAAGCTTTTAGAGAATACTGACTTGCATACAATTTTGCGCCTTCCAACGGGTATTTTTTATGCTAATGGCGTAAAAGCAAACGTATTATTTTTTGATAATCATGCGGCCAGCAAAGAGCCTTGGACTAAGGAAGTTTGGTTTTATGATTATCGAACTAATGTTCACCACACTCAGAAAAAGAAACCATTGCGTTATGAGGATCTAAAAGAGTTTATTGACTGCTATAACCCCTTGGATCGCTACAAGCGTAAAGAGTTATGGGGCGAGCAGAAAAATCCTGAAGGGCGCTGGCGTAAATTTAGCTATGAGCAAATTGTTGCTCGCGATAAGACTAGTCTGGATATCTTTTGGTTAAAAGATAAAAGCTTGGCTGACTTGGATAATTTACCGGAGCCAGAGGTACTTGCAGAGGAGATCGTGCAGAATATCGAGGCGGCACTTAATAGTTTTAGAGAAGTGGCATCGGGACTGTAGTCAACTGAGGTGATGGCATGAAAACACTTTACATAGACATGGATAACGTCCTAGTTGATTTTCCATCTGGCATAGCAAGAATTCCGGAGCATATTCAGGATGAGTATGAGGGTCGCTTAGATGAGGTCCCGGGTATCTTCTATTTGATGGATCCAATTCAAGGGGCAATTGCCGCATATGAAGAGTTGGCTACCATGTTTGACACCTATATTCTTTCCACCGCACCCTGGGGGAACCCAAGTGCATGGTCCGACAAGCTACTGTGGGTAAAAGACTATCTGGGTAAGCCGGCATATAAGCGTTTAATCCTAAGTCACCACAAAAACCTGAATGATGGCGATTTCTTGGTCGATGATCGCCTAAAGAATGGCGTAGACCGATTCAAAGGCGAGCACATCTACTTTGCTACCCCTGAATTTCCCGACTGGGAAACGGTAGTGCGTTATTTAAAGACTAAAGCCTAGTGCCTAGTAGGGCTCGTGATAGCTTGGTGTTTTGTGCTTATTTCCGCACACTTAGTATTTAAATATTCGTATGGATCAAATGATTTCAGATTTTCTACGCCGTTGATGCAAGGTACTGGCCCGTACATTAAATAGTTTTCTACAAGTTCTTCTGGGGAGGGTGTTGAGTGCCTGTATTGGTTCAGATAGCCATCAATCACTTTCTTACATTTTGCAATTGCCTGATCTAGGGATTTAAACTCCCCAAGATGTATCCAGGCACTCTGATCCATGGGGCGGTTATGGTCAAAGACCTCAACACTAAGTGTCTTGGATAAATTCACTGTACGCATAGTCATCTCCTGAGTTTTCCGTAGGATTCATAGAATACGCCCAGGAGATAGCCATTTTTCAATTGGTGGATTGCCCCATTCTTTCTCGTAAGTGGGCCTGCACCTGCTCGATTGTCCAAAACGATGATCTTCCTATCTTGATCGGCTTAGGAAACTCACCTTTCTGAACCATGAGCCAAAACTTGGATTTAGACACCGGCATCACTTTTAAGATTTGCGGAATTCTCATTAAAGTAATGGGTGGGATTTGAGGGTTTGTTTGATTCATTGTCATCTCCTTAGCGGGTGCGCTTTAAGTTGTTGCGATATATCTGCAATGCCATCTTTGCAGAACTTAATTTGGTGTATCCATAAGAGCGATACAAGTTATATAAACGAAGTGTCACTATCAAATTTCATCTCCTCTTGTGCTGGGTTGTACATCATTTGGTGTGCTCCTGAAGTGCAATGTAGTCAAGGAAATTTTTGTGGTCAATCAATTGTCAATACCCACTTTGAAGACACATATTAATTTTTGACTACAAAAAAATATTTATTCATAGAAGTAGCAAAGCTCAAGTAAATCAATGGCTACAGCCTTGTCAGAATCCTCTGATAGGACAAAGATATCGATGGACATATAAACATCAATCAATACTTCAAATAAAGAAAATCATTCACATGAATTTATCAAACAAGGATTACAAACTTTTGATAGATAAATAAATTCAAGAAAAATTCAAAAAAAACGCGTTTGACGATACGCTTTCCGATTGTTAGATTCTTGTCTTGAAAAAAATTTCATGAGATCAAAAAGAACTACACGGAGAGTGTTTTAGATGAATTACTACGAGCACCACATTGGAGATTACGCAGAAGCGACCGCGCATCTTACATTCATAGAGGATGCAACCTACAGCCGCCTGATCAGAAAATACTACGCCACAGAAAAACCGATACCTATCGAGATCAAGCTGGTGCAACGATTGATCAACGCCAGGTCAAAAGAGGAAAAAAATGCAGTTGTATCTGTCCTCAATGAATTTTTTACTCTCACTGAGGATGGCTGGAGACAAGAGCGCTGTGACCATGAAATTGCCCGCTTCAAAGATAAGCAACTCAAAGCCAGGCGGAGCGCAGAAGGCAGATGGCAATCATTTCAATCTGACGATCCTCGGCCAGAAATTAACCCAAATATTGGATGCGTTCGCAATGCGACCGCAATGCGAACGCAATGCTCACCAGACACCATACACCAGTCACCAGTAACCAATCTCCATACACCAGGCAAACAAAACATTGGGGGTGAAAAGGAAAAAATTCACCAAGAGCCAACTAAGCTATCCGATGAAGAAAAAGTTTTTCAAGAGCGCATCGAAAAATACAAAAGCTTTGCAGCCATGATCAGCAAGGAGGGCAGAACTATAGCCGTTGACGACTGCCGCATACGAGACATCGTCAATCTCGGGGTAACGGAAGCTGAGGTAGCAGAAGCTATCGCCACAGCAAAGGAAACGCGTATGAAGGTCTCAAACCCAGCCCCCATCAATGCAGGCTATGTTCTCGCATTTCTGAAAGGGGCGCGAAAAAAACTAGAAACCGCTAAGGCGGACGAAGATGCCTGGTGGAAAACCAATGAAGGCATCGACACCAAGGGTAGGGAGTTGGGTATGAGAGCTCAAGGAGCGGAAAACTACGACTCTTTCAAAACACGAATCTTCGCTGAACTATACAAGCGAAAAGATCGGTCAGAAGCCACGGAGAACCCCAATGCAAACTAATCCAACTATTGCAGGCGTCATTGATCGCCTAGACATGGAAGACTTCCCCATTGGTTCAAAAGTAAAGACTCCTACTGGGCGCGTAGGCACCGTGGTCAAGCACCGTGGATCCCAAAGCCGTCATGACCTCTTTCAAAGAATCATCATTGAGTTTGATGAGCCCATTGGTGACTCGGTAGCGCTGCAACCCCATCTTTTGACCTTGATCTAAACCCTATGATTGAACGCATGATTGAAAATAATCAAAAGAAATCAAAGAAACCCACCTCGGGTAAAGGTAAGGGCGGCCCTAGAGTTGGAGCTGGACGCAAGGAGGGCAGTCTAACCAAGCGTACTCGTGAGATTGCAGAGGTAGCTGCTGCTAAGGGCATTACACCTCTAGAAGTCATGATGAATACGATGATGGAGCTCTATAAAGAGGCGGGTAATTGCGCCGGCGAAAGTAATCAGCATCATGACCATGGTGATAAGGCTAGTGAACATGATGATGGTCATGACGCCATGATCGCTGAGAACCGCATCAAGCTACTGAACATGGCTGCCACCATTGCTAGGCATGCTGCACCCTATGTACACCCACGTCTATCCGCAATAGAGCATACCGGCAAAGATGGTGCGCCTCTACAAAGCGGGGTCTTGGTAGTGCCAAGCGCTATGGGCATGTATGAGTGGGAGCAAGTCGCCCAAGCAAAACGCTAGTGGATTAAGCAAAGCCAATGAAAACCATCTGGGCGCCATTGCCTGGTAGCCAGACCTTGTTTATGACTTGCCCTGTGTATGAGGTATTGCTCGAAGGTACAAGGGGAGGGGGTAAGACAGATACCTTGCTTATGAGCTATGCCCAGCATGTTGGTAGAGGCTTTGGAGATCATTGGCGCGGTACCTTATTCCGTCTAACGTATCCGCAGTTGGCGGACGTCGTTGCCAAGAGCAAGCGCTGGTTCTATCAAATCTTCCCAGGAGCCAAGTTCAATGAATCTGACTATGTGTGGAAGTGGCCCACTGGAGAGATGCTGTACTTTCGATATGGGGCTAATGAAGACGACTACTGGAATTACCACGGTCATGAATACCCCTGGTTAGGATTTGAAGAGCTCACCAACTGGCGGAACCTTTCTTTCTATGAAGCCATGCATTCCACCTGCAGGTCGTCTCATCCTGGTATGCCAAGAATGGTACGAGCCACTTGTAATCCATTTGGAGTGGGTCATGCCGCTGTAAAGGAAAGATTTCAGATCGGAGCAATACCGGCGGGGCAAATCATCAGACAAGAAGGTGCACTCCCAAGGGTGCGAATTCATTCAACGATTTACGAGAACACCATTCTCCTAAAAAACGACCCGAACTACCTCATGAGTCTAGAGTCGCTAAGCGATCCAAATAGGCGTAGAGCCTGGTTAGAAGGTGATTGGGATATCCACGTGGGTAGCTTCTTAGAAGGCGTATGGCAGCCCTCTAAACACGTTGTAGAGCCATTCGCAATCCCACCAACATGGAAAGTATGGCGATCAATGGATTGGGGGTATGCCAGGCCATACGCCGTCTATTGGTTTGCCTTATCTAATGATGGGATCTATTACCTGTGGAGAGAGCTCTACGGATACGGTGATAAAGAAAACACCGGAACCAGAGAAGATGCAACAGTAGTAGCAGAGAAGATCAAAAAGATCGAGATACACGACCAACGTCTTGGCTATGAATACCGCATGAATCTAGCAGACCCATCCATCTTCTCTAAGATTGGAGCAGAGAGGTCGATTGGGCAAATCTTCAGAGATAAAGGTGTCAAATGGACTGAGGCATATAACGCACCCAGAAGTCGAGTAAATGGCGCTCAGGAAATCATCCGGCTACTAGCTGAGGACAGGCTTAAGATCTTCTCAACCTGTAAGCATTGGCTTAGAACCATCCCTCAACTACCGCCAGATTCATTAAACCCTGAGGATGTCGATACCGATGCCGAAGATCACGCGTGGGATGCTACACGGTATGGGGTGATGCGGGCACGCAGACCAATGGAAGATTAACCTAAGGAGGCGCAAAAATTTCCGTCTTCGTATACGTTGATCCGTCCATTTAGCAATCTTTTTGCCTGTATTTTGTTATCTGGCTTAAGTGCCGTTCCTAAACCCTCTTCAACCAAGGAAAATGCGCAGCCTGCTGCGATTGCAAGTGCTGCTAGCTCTTTGTTTGAAAATGAATGATGCCTATCGTTTTGAATGTGTTCCGCAACCCCCATTAAGCGCCTAATTTCTCTTTGTATGGGAGTAATGTCATCCATGATCTCCTCTGGAGTAACAGAGGCATCTTGGCTAGCGTTAATTAATATTTCGGAGGCGGGAGATAGGGAAAGTATTCCCATTATTCCAATGCTTGCAAGTAGTCCAGACAAAAACTCACGTCGACTGGTGTTCGGCTGAATAGGATAGGCTATTTGATTTGTAATAGACATACTTTCCTATAACGCATAAAAATACTCAAGATAAGTTGATGGTTCTATCGCTCATCGAGCGACAGTTTTTCCAGGAAGAATCTGCCAAATTCAGATGCTACTTCTTGTATCCACTTGGCCCCATCTTTTTCTATCATTAAATCAGTAAATCGTTGGTCAAAGTAGTGTGGTTGAAAGCGCGATGTACCATTTCTAAATCGCTTCAAATTTTGCACCAACGGAGATTGAAGTAGTTGATCTAGTGCTGCATCCTTTAAATTTGATTCCTGATATGCCTCGATTACTACATATAAGGCCGTATACCAGTGCGCCATATACATCCCAGGCATTCCTGAAAACCATAAAGTTAGAGAGGTAGTATTGGGGAGTGGGAGAGGTTCTATATTTTTAAAGAACTCATCTCGTAATAGGTTTGACCAAATCCAATATCGATGAAGGGATAGCAGAGCTTCTGGTGTCATGGAAATCTTTCAACAAATATACAAAATAAATACGCTTGAATGATGGCATAAATATATAACTGAGGTGTGTCTAAATTAATACTCTGTTCAGCCCTCCAACAAAAATGGACTGCCCGCATTACACATGCGCGCGCTCACTGGGCAGCCTTTCATAAGCGCGTAAGACACAATCGCAATACCGTAGCTGGCTTTAATTGGAGTGCCGATCCTTCTGGTAAAGACTTCTATAGCCTGCGCGCTAACTTGATTCACGGCACCATCTCAGCAGTGCTGCCTAATGTCTATGCGCGCAACCCAGAGATCTCCGTTGCCCAAGCCCACCGCGGTGCGGATATCAAGCTCTTCTGTAAAACGCTAGAGAAAGTCACCAATAGAGCTTTAGAACATGCCCAGTTAAAGAATCGAGCCAAGTCGACTGTAAGAGCGGCGCTGACCTGTAGCTTCGGCATTCTCAAAGTAATGTATCAACGAGACCCAAGCAGGGACTCATATATCCAAGGTCGCATCAACGATGCACAAGAAAACCTCCTGGCGATTGACGAGCTTGAAAAGGATCTTCAAGACGCAGATCAAGCTCTTCATCACGATACCAAGAGAGCAGAGTTAGAAGAGCTCATCAAATCATTGCAAGAGCAATCTGAGGTTCATTCAGCTGAAGGTTTGGTAATCGATAGAGTTCTTACTGAAAACCTCCTCATCGACCCATCCATTTGTGAGTTCTGGGACTACACCGATGCTGACTGGATCTGCCAGATCATCCCCATGAAAAGATCCCAGGCGGAGGCTCTGTATAAAAAGAACCTAGCCAATGCCAAGATCTATCAACCAGGCCAGGGCGAACCATCTCACAAGAAAGCCAAACGCCTAGCCTCAATGCAGTTAGATGCTGGAGCAGTAAGTGACGATCAGCAAATAGCGGTATTAGAGATCTGGGATAGAACTACACAGCGTGTTTATACGATGGTAGAGGGCGCGACTGAATGGCTGCGTGAGCCTTATTCACCACCCAGAGCAGGAGAGCGCTGGTACCCATTCTTTCTATTGCCATACCAAGTGGTCGATGGCCAGTTTGTAGGACCAAGCTTGGTGGATCTGACTGAGCGCCTACAAGATGAGCATAACGAAGCGAGAGATCGATTCAATCAACATCGAGATCTTTGCATACCAGGGTGGGTGGCTTCAGCTGATATCAATGAGAAGACCATTAAGAAGCACTCAGACTCCCGCTTTGGTGAGATCACGATTGTCGATACCGAAGGCAAGCCCCTAAATCAGGTGATCATTCCTAGAGGACACCCAAAAATCGACCCCATTGTGTATGACACTAGTGCAGTACGCTACGACTGGGAGCAAGTCACAGGCCTTCAAGATGCTGCGCGCTCTACAGTGGTCAGACCCAAGACAGCAACCGAAGCCAACATATTGCAAAGAGCCCTATCAGGGCGCGTATTTGAATTCAAAGACCAGATCGAAGATTGGCTGCAAGAGATTGCGCAATACAGCGCCCAAGTCTTACTGCAGGAACTCACTAAAGAGCAAGTAGAGCGATTCATGGGACCACCTGCCATCAAAACCACCATGGTTGATGGCAAGCTCACCATGAGCCAAGAAAAAACCTACGACTGGCCAGAGCTTACCAAAGACCGAATCTTTGACATGGTGGATCTACGTATTAGGGCGGGCACTACTGGAGCACCCGATGGCATAGAAGACAAAGAGAGTTGGTTAAAGATTCTTCCCATGATCACAAATCTATCAATTCAGATGCAAAACCTGCAAGCCAGAGGAATGGATTACGAACATATCCGTAATCTCCTACAGGAGACCCTCTTGCGGTATGACGATCGCATCGATTCCAATCTATTTATACCGAACATCAAAAAGCAATCCGAAGGATATGCCGATCTCAAAGGTGATCTATCCATCAATCAGATGTGGCCAATGAGTGAACATAAACATAGTAAGCATGATCAATTACAAGAGGAGGCAGTAAATGCAAGAAGTGAAAAACTTTAGTTCTGGGGTATTGAGTGGCGGAGGTTCAATTCAGCGTGCGCAGGAACGTGAAGCTAGAAGAGCGCGCGAGCAACAAGAAAAAGAGGCTAGGGAACTAGAGGAGCAGCGCTTGGCTGAAGTAGTTGAAAAGCGCAATCGCCAACGAGAGCAGCGCGCACTAGAAATTGCAGAGCAAGCTAGAGTAAGACAGGCTGCCGAAGAAGAAAGACATCGTCGAGAAAATGAAAAAGATGCCCGGCAAGAAGAGCAAGGGCTCAAGGCCGCCGCAGAAAGAGAGGCTGCTAGATTAGAAAAGCAGAAAGATCTTGAGAGAAGGCTTGCCGAGAAAAAAGAGCAAACATTAGCCAAGCAGGCAGCAGATGAAGCTGCTGCTTTACTGGCTAAGCAGTCTGCAGCCCAGAAAAAATCCCAAGAGGCGATGCGCAAAACCCAGGCTGCTGCACTATTAGACGAGCTTAGTAAAGAATCTAAGGCGCCGGAAGCACCAAAGACCGCCGCTTCTCAAAAAGAAGCTTTAAAAGAAACCCAAGAGACAGAAGGACTAGAAGAGCCGGTGCTAACGGTCGTTAAAGGAGAGGCGCACGTGCCGGCAGTTGTACCGACTATGGCGCCCACACCAGAACCACAGTCTGCCTATGATTTAACCGAGCTATTGCCCGCTCCAGCCGTACTAACAAGCGAGATGCAATCTGATCAGCCAGTAGAGCATGAAAGTGCGATGGAGCTCATGGAGAGGCTAACAAAAGATCCAGAAAAGAAAGATGATTCACAAGAGGCGAAGTCGCCCAGGAGTGAGAACCGCTTTCAGAAAATCATCAATGCCAACCGTGAACTATCTAAGGAAAATGAAATCCTCAAAGAAAAAATAGAAAAGCTATTAGATGAAGTGCACAACTACAAAATTGAAGATGAGTTGGTGGACAAAATTACCACTACTTCTGAGCACGCAAAAAAGCAGATTGCTAAGGTCCCGAAAAAGATTACGCTAGAAGACCATCTGCAACCAGAGCCTTTTAGCATTGTGAATGAGGCTAAAAAAGAAATGCTCAATTACCTGTCTACGAGGCAAGATGAAGTAGATCACTTTCATAAATCGGCATTATTTCTAAAATACATTCAAGATCCGTTCTACATGAATATGTTTGTTCAAAATAATCAGGTCTCGCAATGGTGGCCGGTTATTGACTCTATCTACAACTCGATAGAGTTACCGACTCCAGACTGGTCGAAAGTCAAGACATCGGTCTATCAACCAAAGACGGCGCCTCAACCCATCAGGGCGAGGACGGCAACTCTAGGGGCACCAGTAGTTAGCTCTGACCAGCCCATGGATCGAATTGCTCAGCACTTAGGAAATATGGGTATTTGATGGCTTGATATCTACATGCCACTACTGGCGGTATGTAGATAAAAATGCATTTAATGAATAAAATATCCCTATTTTGTCAATAAAAATGCATATTTAATTAATTTCTGTCAATAAATCAGCTTATATCTCGTGGATCGAGTAATTGGTATTGGGAGGGGTTGTCCGTAAAGGCATTGCAAGCCTTCATTTTTTCCCAAAGCTTGGCAAAGTCAGAATAGTCAAATCCAGCAGTCCAGTTCCAGGCTCGAGTCATCGAGCGTACGAATGGGGTTGGATCATTATTTTGTGACAGAGCCTTAAGCGGTAAGAGGTAATCTTCACGATACCCAGTTGGAATGATGATGCGACAAGCGGAGGCTTGGGTTAAGTAGGCATTCATGGTTAAGCGTGCTGTTCTGCCATTGCCATCCATAAATGGATGAACCTCGGTAACAACAAACATAGCCATTAATGCGCGCGCAAAAGGATCCTCAAGTAAGGAGACTCGTTTAAAGCCTTCGCGCAATGTTCCTTTTACTAGCTCGGGGTGCACAAAGATGGTGTTGCCCGCTTGATTGGCTTGCTCTTTCCACTGACCTGGATTTTTATCTGGTCGGCTAGAAAGTATTTGGTAGTTACATTGTTGTAGCCATGCTAAGAAGTCATCTTCATTCTTAGGGGGCTTAGAGCGGAAGGGTTGCTCCATGATGGCTTTAAAGGTGCCAAGTACATCATGTGAATCTTCATTGCGTTTAGGGATGATCTTGCCGTCAAAAATAATTTCTGTGGCTTCTTCAACGGTAAATGTAGTGCCTTCAATATAGTTTGAGAAATAGGATTCAAAGAAAGCAAAATTAAACGTGCTTATCCCAGCCTTAGTTGGGTCTGCAATGAGGGGAAGCGGTTGTCTTAAGGAGGTAAACAGGGTTTCAAAGATCTCAATACGATCTGGATCATAGGGCTTGCCAGCGGCTCGTGCGAGGGCGTCTGCAGCGCGCAATGAGCGAGCTTTGCCAGTTTGCATCAAGGCGGAAACAATGCTCGTCAGGGCTTTAAATTGAGCATCTAAACCAAGTTCGCTAGCAATGGATTTGGCATCATCACGCAAGGCATTAAGTTTGTGTTCGCCACGAATTGTGCAAAGCTTGCTTAGATGTGATTCAACCCATGCGCGACCCATCGTGCGCATCTCGGAACCTTTGCCGGTGTAGAGATTTTCTAAAAGCCTTCTTGCTTCTGATGAGAAAAAGAGCTTTCCATACGGTATGTCATTTACCGATGGACTGTGATTCTGAATGGCAGGCGCACCCGGCAAAATATTTAACTTAAGACCAGGAAGCTCAATCGTGCGCACGCGCTTGCCATGAACTAGAAAGATATTGCCTTGATCATCCGGCTTGCCTAGTTGCGCAGAGCGATAGGCTACAACTGAATTTGGATAGAGATGTTCAGCAATTTTTTGCCAATGAGGTCTGACGATTTGCTCGAGAGGGCTTTCAAGATCACTCGTATAAACACCGCTATGAATCTTACGCAAACGCCCGGCCCTTGCTAAGCGAGAGACTCGCTGAGCATTAGCTTTGTCCTCTGCCGAGCTAAAAAGGAGGAGGGGAAGGCTGTCAATAGAAGTGCTCATAAGGCCTTTATTTACCGAGTAATGTCAATAATAATGCTTATATTATAAATTATTGTCAATAAAAATGCATATTTATGTGAAATAACCACATTTTCAATATGCTGATTGCTCTATTGGGGGGAATGTTTTTTACCCATTCTTACACCCAATTACACCCAATTGTTATTCCGTCAAGGGCACCCCAAAGGGGTGGCTTGCGCACCCTTGATGGCCACAGACAAAGAGACGCTCTTTTATGCCCAAGGTGGCAGAAAGGCACATTGGGCATAAAGACCAAAAGCGATCTCATTAGATGGCTCAACAAAAAACCCACAAATATCCCAAGCCCACACTTACCGCCCCAATAATTGATCTCAGTGCTTCACACCAACGCGTTAAAGCTAGAGTCGCGACTAGCAGCGTAGCAATGGATGGGTTCACGCTCTATCAATTGGAATGAAGCCAACCAATTCACGAATAGATAAATACATTGATAGGGGTGGCATATGCCAATTTCAAATACAGACTTGCAAGAGTTAGCTAAGGTTTCCTTAGATGAGTACCTACGTAATCTGCCAGTCGATCAAATTGCTGTAGAGAGACCTTTCCTGAAAAAACTCATGGAAGGTCGTAAAAGCCTATTGGGCGCAAAACAGAACGTCGTCGAGAACATCCGCAAAGAACATGGCAGCAACTTTAGCTGGGCTTTTGGCGAGGAGACGGTCAAGTTCAATAAACGCAACACTACTGAGCAAGCTTCTTTCCCGTGGCGCAGAGCAGTTGATGGCTTGTACATTGACTATGACCGCTTGTTTAGCAACGGCATAAAAGTGCGTGAGGGTGGGGCGCGTGGCTTCCAATTGGAATACAACGAGCGCGTGCAGTTGATCAATCTCTTGGATGAGCAGTTAGAAGTCCTGCGAGAGGGCTTTCTGAATAAGCTAGATCTTGAGCTACACCGCGATGGCTCGCACGGCGCCGATGCGGTAGTCGGATTGGATAGCCTCGTTAGCCTGGCGCCAGATGCTGGTACGGTAGGCGGTATAGATCGCGCAAAAGCGAGTTACTGGCGTAACTATGCCGTTAAAGATATTGCCTCAACTACGCCAGGAAATTTAGTAGGCGAGATGGAGACCGCATGGCGTCAATGTATTAAGCATGGCGGTAGCCCTGATTTCATCATCGCGGGTGGTAAGTTTATTGATACCTATCGCAAGCAAGTCACAGTGACCCATATCGCTGGATCGGGTGAGACCAAGTACATCGATGCAGGAGTAGGAGCAGGCGTTAACACAGGCCTAGCATTTAAAGGGGTGGAGATCATCTGGGATCCCCAGTTTGATGAACTTGATGCCATGGCAAATCGTACCGTGGAGTGGAGTAAACGCTGTTATTTCCTCAACACCCGCTTTATGAAGCTACGGGATGATGATCTAGACATTGTTGCCCCTATTCGTCCACACGATACCTTGGCGATGTACGCCATGGTGAACCTACGCTGCGCTTTGTCCATCTCACGAGCAAATGCCCATGCGGTATTGGCCATTCAATAAGGGGGGATGAATGAATAACAGCGTGAACTACATCTTAAATACCAAAGAACTCATTCATAGTGACTTCCAAATCAAAGAGGTGGAAGCGGTAGTACGCAGGGATGCCTTCACAACCATCCATGTGCACGTACCGCCGTATGAAACCAACATCCTTCGCAATCTGTTTGGGCGCGAGAACGTCACGGTGTTCGAGCGCCCATCAAAGACCACTATTACGCCGGAGCAAGAGTACGACCGCCTCTGTGCCAAGTATGGCCATGAAGTCGTAGCCAAAGTCTTTGGTGAAGATGACGGAGATCGCCTAATGGAGATCGTAGAAGGTTTGATGAAAGAAGGTCAGCTTCCAGCACAAGAGAAGGCATTGGAAGGAACTCTTGAGCAAGCAACACCTCAGCAAGATCCACCAGAAACCAAAGGAGCCAAGAAACGCTAGTAGGAGGGGTGACCATTGCCGCCACCGCTAGCAGCAGGTGTTTGGGTGCGGCTGCGGGTGTTGAAGTAACCATGGTGTGTGGGCGCGCGTAACTGCGCCCCACTGCCAACATCAAAGAACAGCCTGGGCGGTAGTGGGGCGGTGGACTTCTAAATACAAGCATCAAGAAAAGAACCTATTACATGCTTCCAATAATCACCTCTCTAGCGCAAACCTTGGCCGTCAACGGCCTTGGTCTCTTGGCGGGTGCGGTCCAGGCCAAAGGCAAAGAATTCATTGAGAGCAAGATTGGGGTGCGTATTCCAGATAACCCTAGCCATGAAGATCTGATTAAGCTCAAGCAACTAGAGATTGAGCAAGAGCAGCTTCTATTGCAATACACACTCAAACAGAAAGAGCTCGAGATAGAGGAATCTAAGCTTCTTGCTGAGATGCATCGAGCTTCACAAGACAACGCCACCAATCGTTGGCAGTCCGATATGGGCAGTGATTCCAAACTATCGAAAAATATCCGTCCAGGAACGCTGGTCTACATCCTCACAGCCTATCTGTTATTTGCATTGCTCTCGGCTATGGGGATTGATATTAATGAAGCCTATGTAAAGCTCCTAGGTGAATGGGGTCAGTTAGTCATGCTGGCTTATTTTGGTGGAAGATCAGTAGAGAAGATTTTTGAGATGCGCATGCATGGGTCAAATAAGAAAGAAGATCAATGACTAGCTTGGTAAAGGAGCAAGCTGCATTTTTGATCGACGTCAGCAGACTGATTCAGTTTGCAGTAACTGAAGGGTGGGTTGTAACGGGAGGAGAGCTTTGGCGCTCACCAGAGCAACAAGAGATCTACTTCAAGAGCGGTAGATCAAAAACTATGAATAGTAACCATTTAAGACGCTGCGCTATCGATCTGAACTTCTTCTGGAATGGAAAGCTTGTTTGGGATAAAGAGCTAATACGAACTGTAGGTGAGTACTGGGAAAGCCTGGGCCCTAAAAATAGGTGGGGTGGTAATTTCAAAGGGTTTGTGGATGTTCCTCATTTTGAGAGAATGATATAGGCTAAGTTCTTCAAAGGAATCAACAGCTCAGGTCAATCGCTTTTTCTTCCATGTTTCAATGCAAAACATAGTCACGCTATGTGCTGAATGAATCGCTAGTCTTGCATGCCTTGGTTCAAGTTTATAGCGCTTTGACCCTGAGCCATGGGCCGAGCTAGCGTGCGTACGTAGTGCGCCTATACCTTCTGTGATTGATATTAAGCCTGTCAATATTTGCTGTAAATCTCTATCCTCTAATTCTTTAGCATCAAATCCAAGATCTTTTCTAACGACAATCCATACAGACTTTAAATCTTGTTTTTGTGGCGATGGTAAATCTTCCATTTCTATATATATTTTGCAGAATGCTTCTAAGATATTGCTTGCTGCTGATACTGCTTCTCGAGGACTGTGTTGTACGTTATTAAGTGCTCGTTCAAACTCTAACTCAATTGATTCAAAATCAAACTGTTTAATTAAATTTGCAAGATTTTGTGAGGGTGCCCCAAGCCCCCCTACGATTCTTCCACCAGTTAAATAGGTGAGGTTATATTGTTTTAAAACATCCAAAATTCTAGTTCGATAATTTAATAACTCCACATACATATCATTTTCGGGATCAAGAGGCATTTCGATGTAGTTCTCGATAATCTTACCGAGCACGCTAAGCGGATCTCTGCTCTTATCCTTATTAGTATTTCGTAACCACTCGATTGCTTTGGCGGGTTTGCTGAGATTTATTGGAGCATCACCTGATGCGTTTGCGTAGAGAAAAAGTCTATCCAATGTTGCGTGAGATTCTCTAATTGAAATGATTTCGGCGCAAACAGATATAACAGGGGCGGGAATTTCTTGGCATACCATCATTTGGATCGTAAAAAATTTAGGCCTTGAACAGGATTAACAGAGCGAATGTAGTTGACGATGCCTAGTTTTGAATTTGAGTTGGCTGCATGTTTGTACGAATATTTAAATTCTTGCATTCTAGGATCTGAAATACGAGTGCTTTGATGTGAAATTTCTATGTTAAAAGCCATAATTAATTGTTTGCAAATGTCTTCTTTTTGTTCGTTGGATGACCAATGGGATTTGACAATCGCATTTTTAAGGTCGGCAGAAATTGATAGCAGCAAATCTCGATCGTTTGATGAAATAACCAAGTCATCCATGTATACAGATAAACTGAGCTGAGGATTTTTATTTAATAATTTCAAAAATTCTCCTAAAAATGACTGATCTAAACATATCGAAGCAAGGAGTGGTGACTGAATAAATCCGAATGGCAGCATAAATCTCATGCTAATGCAATCTGGGTCTTTGACTGTAGATTGATGGGCAATATCCCACGCTGTTTTATAGCTAACAAATTTTTTTAGTGATCTTGTAATCCGTGATCTCGTAATTGAACCAAAGAAGTTATCTATGTCTAATCGCGAAAAATATTGATTCTGCTCATGGGCTCTCAGCGCCTCAACATGCCCACCATTTCGTAAGTGGTAAAAGTATTCTGGTGGATCCCAATGCTTCCTTAGGAGGCGGCAGATATTTTTTCCAATAATTTTGGATTGCTTTGATGGAACAAATACCCACTTCTTCGGCTTGAGAAGAAATTTATTTATCCACTTGGCTTCATAAGTCATGCATGAGCCTTGCGCCTGTAATTAAAGACCGTGCCGCATATATCAAGAATTATTTTGACTAGTTTTGCAACTAGATAAACATTCATCAATATGCGGGCTAAGCTTAAATCGAATTTATTATTCATATTTAATCTCCATCTTGCGTCTGACATGCTTAGCGTAAACGCCACGGAATCAATAATCAACTAGGTATAGTAAGTACATTACGCAACCAAATAATCACTAAGTGACATCAAGATGAAATACTAGGTTTTACCCTATTGCCAGACTTTATTATTAGATCGTAATTTAGGGGAATATGCAATCAACGATGATTAATGAAGCTATCCCAGTCACCCATTAGTGCCATGCGTTTTTCCAATTGATCCTGCCTTCTATAGGCAGCTTCAGACTTATTTTTAATAGTGTGAGCCAAAGCAAGCTCTACGGTCTCATTTGGATAGTCAGTAGTCTCGGCTGCCCAATCTCTAAATGTCGATCTAAATCCATGCGGAACATATTGAGAATATGCCGGCATTCTTCTCATGATGGCAATTAGAGACATATTCGATATGTTGTCTTTCTTGTGATGCTTACTCGGAAATAAGTAGTCATTTGACCGATGCTTTGAGAGGTATTCATATATCTCAACTGCTCGAGTATTTAGTGGAACGCGATGCGCTTTACCAGCCTTCATCCTCTCTGCCGGAATTGTCCACACCCTATTCTCTATATCAAACTCATCCCATTTAGCATTGAGAACCTCACTTGTACGGGTAGCTGTAAGAATCAAAAACTCAAGAGCAAGTACAGAAAAGCCGCTTTTTGTTCTGAGCTCTCTCATGAACTCACCAATCTGCTGAAATGGCAGCGCAGGGTGATGACTTTTCTTTTGGATCTTATTGGCTTTAGGAAGTAGATGGGCTAGGGCACCTTTAAGACGTGCCGGATTATCACCCTTGATATATTCATGAGCCTTGCACCAGTCAAAGATCACTTCAATTCGTTGCCGCACTCGGGTAGCTGTTTCAGTTCGGACATTCCAGAAGGGGCCTTCAACTTCACCCGACTTCTTCTTGATCTCTTGTTCAAGTAGCTTGGCAATATGACCGGTATTGATCTGATCGACCCTCATCTTCCCAATTTTTGGGGTAACGAAGGTTGCTATGGTGTTTTCCCATTGATCGGCGTGCTTTGCATTTTTCCATTCAGACCTTTTGCCTTTAATGCATAACTCAGCGGCCTTGGCAAAGGTGATGCCACTATTAATCTCATTCGTAATCTTGTTGCGATTTTTAGAACGCTCCTCAGCCGGGTCTATTCCTTCTAAGACCATTTTTCTGAGATCAAGGCTTGCTTTGCGTGCTTCAGCTAAAGATCGAGAATCTAGAGAGCCCAGACCCATTTCACGGCGTTTAAGTAGAGTGGGGCTGGTGTAGCGAAAGATCCAACTGCGCTTGTAGTTGCTAACGCCCTTAAAAACTTGGATATATAGACCCTTAGACTCAGGGTCAGCATGGTATCCAGGAGTTACTATTGAGCCAAGACCTCGTGCTGTAAAACTAATTTTTCTACCCTCTTGCAATGCCGCTCCCTATGCTTTGTACCCACCACTCTACCCACCAGCAATGCATAGATTTTAATAGGGTAGAGTGGGCTACTCGGGAGTAGGGACAACCTTCAAGCTCTTATATTTAAAGGGTTTATGGGTAATGGTAGATCATTTTGGAGGGGTAAAATCTAGACACCTCTTCCGCCAAATAAAAAACCCCAGCCTAGAGCTGGGGTTTGTCTTTCTAGTAACTAGAAATTGTTGCTTGATTACTTCTTAGCAGCTGGAGCTGTTACTACAGCAGCAATAGCTTCTGTGTA